CAACGCCTTTAACGCAATCGGTAACGGTGGCATTAACGCTTTCCAAAACGCCAACCCACTTGGATTGCAAATCGTCGTTGACAACAACTTCGCCGCAAAGACCATGGTGATTTTCAACAGCAACGCATACGAAATTTACCGCCAAGACCGTGGCCTGCTTTCGGTTGAAAATCCGAGCACCATTTCACGCACCATGTCAATGTTTGGTTACGCCGCAACCTTTGCTGCTAACTCGAGCATGATTCGCAAAATCACCCAGGCTTAGTCGAAAGGCGGTTAGCCGCCATGGCTGTTTATTCTGTTATCTTCCACCAGCGTTTGGACAATTACGCAGTTGTTCAAACGCTGACGGAACCCGAACTGGGTTTGGGTCAATCGTTTACGCTTGCAGGTTTAGGTCACGGCCTGAACGGCACACACACGGTTTACGACTTGCCCCCATACTTGTTTACTGGTGTCACCAGTAGCGGTGATCTCACATTCGACTACGCAATACCGATTGAAAATCAGGTGTTGTTTTACCACGCCGATGACGATCTCAACCGAAGTGCCGCTATCCCACCTGGCACCTTGACTTTCACCGAAACTTGTACGTGGATTACGGGCACACAGATCGGCACCTGGCTAGGCATTGCTTTAGCTGGTGTTGACGAAACGGCTTTCTTGACTCAGTGTGCTAACAGCGCCAACAACTTCATTTTTCGTAGACGTCAAGAGTCTGGCTACACCGACCAACTGACCGTTGTCCCCAGTGCAGATGTAGAACTAGCCACGATCATGATGGGTGGCTCGATTTACAGACAGCGTGGCGCCATTGACCAATTCGCAAGTTTTAGCGATATGGGCACAGCTGCAGTGTCAGGCCTGTCGCCGTTAATCAAACAGTTAGCCGGTATCCCACGGCCAGCGGTTGCGTGATGGCATACACCGACCTGTTTAACGAGGCCATAGATGACCTAGCGACAACGCTGGCAACCATCACAGGTTTGCGTGTGGTGTTTGACCCTGAGAAGATCAACCCACCGTGCGTGTTCATTGACGCACCCAGTTTTGACGCCTTTAACTACAACATTGTCACCATGAATTTTTCGGTAAAAGTAGTGACACTAGGGCCAGGCAATTTAGATGGCTTACGCAACGTTCTAAGCATGTGTGCGTCGGTCCTAGCAAAGAACGTGGCAGTAAAGTCTGGGCGCCCTGGCTATGTGCCGATTGGTGGCCAAACTTTTGCTGCTTATGACTTATCCATTGACGTACAAGCACAAGCAGGGTGAACATGAAATACACAATTATTAGCGACAAAATCGGCACAGTAGGCGCAGAGTTTGTGCCTGGTGCCGGTACAAACATTGAAGCGTTACTAGCTCACGGGTTTATCAAATCTGATGAAGTACCTAGCGACAGCCCAGCCCCAAAATCTGCTAAAACTAAAGCACACACAAAGAAGGATTAAACCCCATGGCAACTTCGACATACCTTTCAAACCCAGGCGTAATGGTCAACAGCGTTTCGTTGACCGACCAATGCACTGCCGCCACGGTCACCAACATGGCCGAAGCCTTGGAATCAACAGCGTTTGGTTCCACCAGCCGTGTGTTTGTTGCTGGTCTTTACAATCAAGAAATCACGCTTGATTTGTACATGTCCTATGCGGCCACCGAAACGTACGCAACTCTTGCAGCTCTAGTTGGCACTACCACCACCGTAAAGGTTTCTAACACTGTTGCAGGCTTAACCACAGCTAGTGCCACAGAACCCAGATTCGAATTAGTAGGCGCTTACCTTGAAGCGTTGCCAGTCATCAACGCAACCATGGGCGAATTAAGCACCATTTCAATTACTTTTAAGGGTGGCGTTTTGACCACCGTTGTTTCCTGATCTAGCAACCCCAACAGCAAAGGCCCGACATGCAACTAACACTTAGAGTCGACCAGGGCGATGGCCCAGTCGAAGTAAGCACCAACCTTTTCACCATTGTTTCGTGGGAACGCAAATTTAAACGCAAAGCCAGCGACATGGCCAACGGTATCGGCATTGAAGATTTAGCGTATTTAGCACACCAGGCATGCCAACAACACAATGTCACCGTGCCAGTAGTTCTTGACGATTTCATTAAGCGCCTAATGCTTTTGGAAGTAGTCAACGATGAGCCAGACCGCCCTACGGTGCCAGTACCTACCGACACGCACTAGCCCAAGTTTTAGTAGCGACAGGGTACTGGCCCCAGCAAGTAGAGTTTGACAACAACGACTTAGCAACAGTCATTAAGGTCATAAACGAAAGCAGGAAACAGCGATGACAACCGACTTAACTATCAAAGTCGATGGCGTCAAAGAAGCTGTGAAATACTTGAACCAGGTAGAGCCTGGCTACCGCAAAGCGTACGTGGCCAACATGAAAGAAATCGCCAAGCCGATGACTGACGCCATGAAGTCACAGTATGACGACAACCGATTTCCTAGTGGCACAAAACGCAACTGGGCACCTGACGGGCGCCAAATATTCCCGTTGTCTGCCTCAAATGCTGTGCGTGGTGTCAGCTTGCGTGTCAACAACAAAAAGGCTGGTGCCGCCTTTTCGGTCATGCAAAAAAACCCTGCCGCCGCAATCTTTGACATTGCAGGCCGTGCCAACGTCAACCCATTAGCCAGTGCTTTCAGTACAAAGTTTGGGCGATCAGCCAGCCGTGTGATCTGGCCAGTATTTGAAACCAAAATAGTCGACATAACAACCGAAATCAAAAAGGTTGTAGACGGTGTCATGGCTGAAGTCAACAAGAATATGAAGGTTATCTAGTGGATATTTCCATTCCCATTATTTCTGATTTCAACAGCAAAGGCATTGACAAAGCCATTCGGGAATTTAAGAAGTTAGAGACAAACGGGCAAAGAGCTGCCTTTGCTATTAAAAAGGCGGCTGTGCCAGCAGGTCTTGCTCTGGCAGCTATGGGCGCTTTTGCTTTTGACGCCGTTAAAGCTTTTGCTGAAGATGACAAGGCCGCCCAATTACTTGCTACCAGCCTAAGAAACACTACGGGCGCTACTGACGCCCAAATCGCTAGTGTTGAAAAGTTTATTACTAAAACTTCAATAGCCGCCGCTGTTGCTGATGATGAACTACGGCCAGCGTTTGACAAACTTGTACGTGGCACTGGCGATGTAACTAAAGCCCAAGATTTAATGAACCTGGCATTAGACATTAGTGCCGGTACAGGCAAAGACTTAGGCGCTGTATCTGACGCCCTGTCAAAGGCTTTTAACGGGCAACTGGGGCCACTAAAGAAGTTAGACCCAGCCTTGGCAAGTCTGATTGCAAATGGCGCTAGCACCGATGAAGTGTTTGCCGCATTGGCAAGCACATTTAAAGGCGCCGCTTCGACTTCAGCAAACACTGCTTCAGGCAAAATGAAAACCTTGTCGATTCAGATGGGCGAGTTGAAAGAGTCCATCGGAGCAGCTGTACTTCCCTTGGTTGAAAAGATGTTGCCAGCATTACAAACGTTTGCAAAATGGGCACAAGAAAATCCCAAATTGGTGACAGTCCTTGCTGCAGCAATGGGCATTCTCGCAGCTTCAATCGTGGCAGTAAACATCGCTATGGCCTTAAACCCGTATGTAGCAGTCGCTGCAGCTGTCATCGCTTTAGCTGCAGGGCTCGCATATCTTTACGCCAAGTTTGAGGATTTACGCCCACTTATTTTAGGTCTGGTCACTGGCCCGTTCGGATTAATAATCGCAGCGTTCGTGTATCTCAAAAGAGTTTCAGACGATGTGATGAACTTTGTCATCAACATTTTTAAAACAGCTTTCAACTGGGCAAAAGACAACTGGCCTTTACTGCTCGCAATTCTGACAGGCCCGTTTGGTTTAGCCATAGCGTTCGTAGTCAAGTTCAAAGACGACATCATGAACATGTTCGGCCTCATATACAACGGCATTAAAGCCACAATGGGATTCGTCGCTGATGTCATCACAGCACCATTCAAGGCAGCGTTTCGAGCTGTTGCAGGACTATGGAACAACACGGTAGGCAAACTGTCGTTTAAAACCCCAGATTGGATTCCTGTTATTGGTGGCAAAGGATTTGACGTACCAGACATTCCCATGCTTGCTCAGGGTGGAATCGTGACAGGTCCGACTTTGGCGATGATTGGTGAAGCAGGGCCTGAAGCTGTCATACCGTTATCAAAAATGGGCGGTATGGGCAGCGGTTCCAATATCACTGTCAATGTCACTAGCGCAAACCCTGATGATGTTGTAGCAGCTTTACAACGCTGGGTTCGCAACAATGGTTCACTGGCCCTATCAACCACTGCAGGTGTGCGTTTCTGATGGCTTTCAATCTTGTTTGGAAAGTTGAATTTGGCGATATCGGCGGACTGTTTGATATCACCAGTTTGGTGTTTGACACGTCTATTGACATGAACGCCAGCCCAGGTTCAGCAGGTCGTACTAGTTGTTCTATCACTTTGAACAACAACGGTGGGCAGTTCACGCCAGGCGGTACCGGTACTTACGGTTCAGTTGACTGGTTCAAACAAGCAATCATTGTTTCGTGTACTGGTGGCGGTCTGACTGAATATGCGTTTGTTGGTTTGCTACAAGACTTTGATATTGACCAGCAGTCGACTAAAGAGTCAACGGTAACGATTACGGCCCTAGATTTCTTGTCTATTGCTGGCAGGTCATCAAACCAATTAACTGACACAACAGGCGGTTATCGACTTAGATTAAATGAGTTCATCGAATCGTTTTTTAACCCTGCCTACAGTTACGCCCAAACAACTGCAACACCGACTATGGGTTCAACAACTGGCTTGAACTCACGGGTCACCGCAACAATGGTGACCGACACTGTTTCGGCTGTGCGAACTTCTCTACTTCAGGCTGGCACTTTAGGCGACTGGTTAAACAATCAAGGTTTACCTGCAGCGCCTAGTACTTGTTTTATGACTGACTACACCATCACAGCAGATAGATGGTTTTGGAATTGTGCTGTCATAGATTCATCATTAAACAGAACAACTAACGCTTACACCACAACAGTGGTAGACGGTTCATCAGCTTTAACTTCAGGGCAAATCGCTTTCAATAACATTGACGTAGGTTTTCAACTGGACACTTTAACAAACCAATGTTTGGCAAGTCCAAATGCTGGCGACTCAGCAGTTTCAGCGGTGACCGCAATTAACACAACTTCACAAAACAAATACGGCGTCAGAAATAGGTCGTACACAACTCTTATACCATCAGGTTTGTATGCTTTGACAATTTACAACAACCAGTTTATGAACACGGTTGCTAACTTTTGGGCTAATCGTTACGGCGAAATGCGTTATATCCCGTACCGTGTCATCACAGCGTATTCGACATTACGCAAATATTCGGTTGATGACGGTGTGGCCATGCAAGCGTTTGTGCGTTTACTGTCAGCCAAAACAGCGTTATGGAACCGCCAAGCGATCACCTATAAAGGTGCTGGCATGTCGTCGTCGCAAACAACTCAGACAGTTACCACGGGCCGTAAGATTATGATTACCCCGTCAGATACCAGAGTCGAATTAACTGTGGTTTCGGGTATTGACAACCAGTCATTTGAGTTAAACAGTTCCACTTACGGAATACTTGACACGAACCGTCTCGGATAAAGGAGAAAACATTATGGCTACACCACCAGACTTCACATCGGGCGCAGTCCTGACAGCGGCACAGATGAACAGCGTCGGTTTGTGGCTCGTCAAGACACAGACCATTGGTAACGCAGTGTCAAGCGTGACCGTGACAGGTGCGTTCTCGGCTGACTACGACAACTACAAAATCATTATTAGTGGCGGCGTTGGTTCGGCTAGTTCTTCCCTTGGTTTAAGGCTTAGCGCGTCTGCGACTGGTTATTATGCAGGTCTGATTTATGGTTCGTATTCTGGTGCCACTGCTAGTTTTCTTGGAGTAAATAACGGTACGAGTTTTACTTATTCAGGTGTTGGCACGGCACAAACATTAGCGATGAACATGGAACTATTGAACCCATTCGCTGCCAAAACAACTGGAGTCAGCAACGCATACATCGACACCGCAACAACAGGCGCTGCTGGCACTGTCACTGGTTTTCATAATTCGGCAACATCACACACGGCGTTTACAATTTTAGTAGGTTCAGGAACTATTACTGGCGGAACAATTAAAGTTTACGGATACAGGAACTAGACATGACTATTGACGAATACAAAGCCGAGTACCCACAAGACGCTGTTTACATTCAAGTAGACGACACCGAACGCCTCATGACCGACGAAGAATACGAAGCATGGGTCATTGAAGGTGTCTACAACAGTAACCACCCAATGCCATGAAAACTCTTGCCGTCGTTGCAGCTCTTGCCATCGCCCTGATGTTTGTCGTTACCAGTTGTAACGACAGAACCCGTGACAACTGTGTCAGCAACCCAACAGCGACCAGGTGCCAACAATGAAACGCCTAACCAACAGCGAAATTAAAGCCCGACTAATACTCATTGTTGGTATTGCTTTAGCCGTAGCGTTTCTAGGTTCGACTGCAGCTTTGCTTTACGGCCTGCTATTTGTGGTACAGCCATTAGACGTGTCACCCAATGACGAATCAGCCTGGTCACTACTAAGCCCAATGATGTTGTTTCTTACTGGCGCCCTATCAGGAATCCTTGCCAGCAACGGCCTAAAAGATAAGGACAAACAAGATGACCAGTAGACCGTATACCGGCAACAAAGACGCCGTACACGCCGCCAAACGTGAAGGCACAAAAGTGTTTGTGGACTATTGCTGTTACCTATTCGGCGTCACCAACATAGGCATTTTCAACGACAGAAACATGGTTGGCACAACCCCACCAAAAAAGTCGGTGCATGCCACCTGGCGTGCTGTAGACCTCAAAGGCACCCCTGAACAAAGGTTCAAAATGATTGACTTCCTATACACCCACCGTGACATTTTGTGCATAGAAGAAATCCACGACTATGCAGGCACCTACAAAAACAACCCCAAAGGCTGGGGCGCTGGGTACCGCTGTGACCGTGACGAATGGAAGGTGTACGACAAAAACACTATTGGGTCAAAAGGCGCCCAATGGGTGCACGTTGAAGTCGCCCCATTGCTGGCCGACCACCCTGATGTCGTTCACCATGCGTTTAAAACTATTATGGGTGCTTGACATAGACCTACCGAATCGGTAGACATACCCCGACCTGACCCCGACTGAAGGACAAACCAAAATGAATGTTA